CTTAACGACCAAAGTCCTGGTTCTAAAGTAACTGTTGTTGCATTAACTGCATCACCCCAGTTAGTCCATTTAGTTGCATTTTGTAGAGCCGTATTATCCAAATGAGCTTGTCCATTTGAAGTTCCAGGAGTTGCTGTTCCTAAAGCTCCTCTGGTAATGTTTTGAAAATTTGTAGCGTTGGTTGCTGTGTAAGTAATTAACTCAGCGGTAGGTACTGTTCCTACTGCAATAGTTCCTGTAGAAGGAAAACCGGTAGTAGAGTCTACTGTAACAGCTGTACCAGATCCACCAGTACCAGCAGTGTCAGCATTTAAAGCTCCATCTAATTGATTTGATTCTGATCCTGTAACTGTTCCACCATAGTCTCCAATTCCAAATCCATAACCATAAGATTGTTCAGAAGGTCCTACTCTTTGATAAGGGGATACTGTACATGCGCT